ATCACAGTTTGAGCATTGAGGTCGTGTTTGAGATAATCTCTATTCCATTGCCAAGTATTCCAGCCACCCTTGCTGAGCGATTCGCACTGGGGTATTTGTTGATATAGTCCCACTGCAATACTATCACCTAATATCAAACAGTCAATCACTTTTTTCCCACCTAATCTTGGAATTGGCTCGTTCATATAGTTCAACTAGTTGGTCTAATGTCCAAACCGCATCAGTTTCAAAAGTTTCAAGCCAAAGACCAAATCTAGCCCAATCCTCACTCTGCATGGGAGGCACGCCTATTTCATCACCATATGAATCACCAGTGCCCATGATATCAATACGGCCACAACTATAATGTGTGGTAATTTCTTTAGACTCATATTGATCACCGGCCTTAAGTCCACTGAAAGCAGAGTCCTCCTCCAGTGTGATCATTTTAGTTTCAACAAGGCCGCGTTGTTCATACCAATGCATACTTACTGGACCCATCCAATTAGTACTATATCTAATCTTATTCATTTTGGTATAAGTCCTATGCCCCAACATACTAGAACCGTAGCGTTCACTATGATCAAATTGAGTTCACGAATGCGTATGCTCCAAATCAAATAGAACACCGCACTCAGAGTTAATAAAACTAAGTTCAGTGAACTAGCAGCCAGTATGTCAAGTTTTTGTAGACTGGTGCCCAATGCGCCTAAGCAGCAGAGGACACAAGCAGTCCATTTAAGTATATTGTTTAACATTAATGTACTAGTGACTCTAGATGAGCAGTTAATATCCAATCCGCACGATTAAGGTCACTCGTGTATCTGATTTTCATTCTTCAACTCCGAAATGCTCTTTAATCTGTTCCTCAACAAATTCAGCATCAGCATAAGTTGATATATTCATCACCTGATGCTTGGCAATATCAGCACATTCCTTCACAATCAACTGGGCAAACGTTGCCAATTCATCTTCATAGAATTGATACACACCAAGATTCTGTTTATGTGTAGACCCAGCCTGGAGAGCCAGTAGTTTAATTCGTTCGTTCATCTTGTGCTCCGTTTTTTCAGTGTATGTATACATTATACAGCCGTACCCAATTATTGTCAACCTGTTTTGAATCCCATCTCACGCCCACCTCAGCATGAAAAGCAAATAATCACGTTCATATCTAAATTTAAAACACATTTCGGTATGGCTTAATATCCACCTAGAATGTCGCTCACACTTGTCAATTTTTTCATATAGCCATTCAATAATATCAGAAAAATGTTCAAATCTATCTTGTCTTATGGCATTGATTCGGCATTCATACCATCCTACTTTGGTCAAGTCCCACGTAGGTCCTTCATAGTGATGATATGTTACCCCCATATTAATAGAAACCAACTAGCTAGTTTATCATCTTTAAAAGTAAATTCACATTTTTTTGGTACTTCACCTATCATGTAATCCCAAGTACCAGGATAATATCTAAATTCATAGTGTTCATTAGCAATAAGACCATGAGTTTTTAATTCATGTATTATACCACTGATCTCACTAGTATGTTTATTATACAATGTAACAGTTGGCATTAAAATTTTAGTAAAAATATCAGATATTTTTTCTCATCAACAACTTGATATCCATCTGTAATATTACCACCCACTAGATTCATTCTTATACCATAAATATTTAAAATGTAATCTTCAAACTCATATCTATCAAATCCGTTTTTTGATTCCATATATTCTTTACGTATGGTTTTCAATGCTTTCCAATATTTCCAACGATTAATCCTTTGTTCAAAATTTGGATCATCGTCATCATAGTCTTGAAAGGGCTTAATGTTCATATCCAAACCAATCCAAACCACGTTGCGTCTATGGGTTTATCAAACTCTACTGTGATAACACTATCACCAATAGCGCCATGAGGTTCTATATCTCTTCCCAATGTCATGTGCCAACCATTGCCATGCCAAAAGATAATTGGTCGACTATGCAACATCTGGCCGATGTTTTCTTTAAGCCAATGTAGAACCAATGCCCATTCTTTTCCATAAACTTTTACAACTGCTTTCATAACCACCTTAATGAAAAATGTATAGCATCTTTTTCATCGGAAAATAAAAAATCCATGTAATCCTGTGTGGGATGTGCTGTAAACTTGGTCCCGGGTAACCCAAATTGTTCTATAGCCCATATGCAGATTTCATCCCAATTGGTAATAGTATCACTCTTTTGCCAACAAATTCTTATACGATGCATTAATAACCTGCTAATGTTAATAATGATTTTATCTCATCAACCTTTTCAGGTTCACGTTTAAATTTAATTGCCCATAGTTCAGGATTCAGATAATCAATTACCATTTTAATTTGCGATTCATCTAGTTTGTCTAAGAATTCTTTTCCACTAGTACTATGATAAAGAATCCATGGACTCAATTTACCTGTAGTAATCGCATAACAAATCTTATTTGAATTACCATATCTCAAATAATCTTTACTAAGAATTCGCTCAACATCTGCCATATTGATAGTAGTTTCTATACTTCTAGCAATAGCATCCATTGGATCTTCTATACGCAAATACTCAATGAGAAATTTAGTATAGTTAGAATCTTGACACCAAGAGTCAATTTTAATTTGATTTTTTAATAGCCAATCAATATACCTACTTACATTTAATACATTTACATCTATACAATATGAACCAAATTTAACAAATGCTGTATAATAGGCACTGCGGATAAATTCTTCATATGTTTTTTGTTTTTTACTTGTAGAATTTTTCTTATAAAATTCTATCCAAGATTGAAAACCCAATCTATTACCTTGCTTATCTTTATCCATCCACCGATGTTTAGACTCACAAATATGTGAAATTATCGTGGATTCTCTACGAAAGGATCTCTTACAAAACTCACAAGAATAAGGTTTAGTTTCCCAAGTCTCTTTCATAGTTTTCAATATCAGCATCGGTAATTAATGTGTTTAAGACTTCTATATCTTCAAGTTTTAAGTTAGGAAATAACTTTGCTAAATGCATTTTACGATTTTGTGATTCAACAAAGGTCCTAGTAATTTCTTGCAATTCATCCTTATTGGCTTTGGGATAAATTTTAGTAAAATACTCTTTGCTATCTTTTAACTTAGCAGGTTCTTTTAATTTACTTATTCGGTCTTTGATATGAGGAATCCACTGATGAAACTGTTTACCTAGGCCCGGACTACTAGCACATAACATTAGCCATTGCAGTTTAGGATGCTTAGATACCGTTTCATTAAGGAAATGTTTATTGGTATGATAATCTACACTTTGTAAATAATAGCTTTGCAAATCACTTGAACCTTTGATAGCACTCATCCAATGCAGCATCATAAAAGGCACGAACTTCTTTTTCTGTTCGATAGTTAGTCTATCATAATATCCATAGTCTTTTTTATCTAAAGCACTAAGGGCCTCAAACAAGTCAAAATCCTGTTTGTCAAATTTTTCATCACTGGCTAATTTTTCTTTTGTCATTAAAAAGCTTGGTTATAGTCAACTAACTCACAACTACGGCTTACTTCTTTTACAAAATAAGCACACTGTGGTTTAGGACCGAGTTCAAGTGGTACACACAAAAATTGACCATTCTTCAATCTAGGTGCATACCAAGTTACGTCATGATAAATGTCTACTATCTCAGTTGGTAGAAAGTTAGGACTAAATGATGACAGAGGATTAAATTCAAATGCTGAAAATCCCCTATCATTGATACTAGTCAGCGGTAGTGTTTCTAAATCACCATGTTCTTTTTCACCAATTAATATTTGCCAATCCACTGGCATTTTAATTTTATGATCACCAATCTGAAGCACCAGTGCAGGACTGCTAAAGCTTTCTAAAAAGATTAATGGAATATAATGATAGTCTACGTTAGCTGGATTACTGTTATCTAAGATAGCGAATCTAAGGTCATCTATTTCCTCAGGAAGATTTTCTAAGTTGTATTTGGTATTGTCTAGGGTTAGTATGTTCATAGTATGAGTATATCATTTATAATTTAATTTTTCAACATCAAAAGGATAGTTTGCTTCAGCATAAAAAGCTTTTCGTTGTGTCAAGTGTTTTTTGGCAAATTTACAACTACTGGTTATATCCCAGATCTCAACGTGGTCTTTATCCTCTGCTTTTCTAATGCCTCTCCCGATACTCTGTATAACGCGGACAAAGCTTTTTCCGGGCTCAATAAGAACCAAATTAAAAATGCGGGGGATATTAATACCCACAGCGGCCACACCGTAAGTCGCCACAATGACCTTTCCATCACTAATCGCCACACTATCATACTCGTCCTTTCTCTCCGTTAGTTTTGTTTCACCACTAATAAAAACACTGTTAGGGATTCTACTTACGATTTCATTTCCTGCGTTAACTCGATCTACTAAAATTAATGTATTGCCTGAATCTTTAATCTTATCTATCAAGCCTGCAATTTTATCTAGCCTATTTTTATCTTCAAGTAGATGTTTTAGTTCACTTTGATAATTTGAAAATTCTACCTTATCTTGCAGTTGAACAATGTTCACATGACATTTAGCTAAAACTCCTTGATCCTGTAGTTCACTAGCAGAAAGTTTATTTATTACGGGACCCAAACTTACAAACAATGCCTGAGCTTCAAACTTAGCTTTAGGGATAGTACCAGTCAAGCCCCATCGAATTGGAATATGTGACATTACGCCAGTCAATAATGCTTTAAGAGCATCCGCTTTTGCTTGATGCACCTCATCAACCATTACACATATCACACCCTCTAAGAATTCACCAATTGGAACTTCAGCCTCGTCTGCTTTTGTTTTCTTAAGCATATTGTTAAGGCTTTGCCAAGTGCATATAGTATGTGTTTTTCCTATTTCTTTTCTATCTCCAAAATAAACACCAACGTCTAGTTCAAGATTTTTATAGTCTGCTTCAGTTTGTGTAACTAGACTTTTATTTGGAACGATTACTATACTACGACCATATTTTTCTATACTGTAACTTAGTGCGGCAGTCATGATAGTCTTACCTGCACCAGTTGCAATTTCTTGTAGACTTTG